GTAACTTATGCATTGACTCATGGCTGTCACCAGCAAGATGTAATATTACAAAATTACCACCAACTGCTTCTGTATTAGTTATCCTGATATATTTTACATTAGCTGATATAAATGTACCTGGACCAGTTGCTGCACCACCGGCGTATACTTGAGTCCCCCCAGATCCAGTGATACATTCAACAACTCTTTTATTAACTGCATTAACTCCAGTTAAAGATACTACATTTTTTGCACCAAAATTATTACCATTTAGTGTTATTGATTCTGTTATATTTACTTTTAATGTTGCCATATTATAATCCTTATGCTGTTGCTACGTATACTTCAAGTACAACTGCAGCTGAGTTTGCTTTAGCTTCTATTAAATTAATATCATGCTGAACAGCATCATCTATATCATCTTGCATGTCAAATTCATCAACGTTGCCAAGTATAAAGCTTTTTCCTGCCTCTAATCTAAATTGGGCTCCAGCATCAGTTGGAGTGCTATCAAATAGAGCTAAAGTTACATAATTACTAGAATCTGTATTTGTAATCCTTACATACTTTACATCACTTTGTATATGCTGTCCATGTGCTGCTGTTGTTCCGCTTTTAAAAATTGCGGTTCCATTAGTAGCAGCAAGAACTGATATCAAACTTTTTTCCACTTCATTTATACCACTGATACTTACTGTATTTTTAGAACCGTAATTACTTCCATTTAATGTTATTGACTCGGTTATATTTATCTTTAATGTTGCCATATTAATCCTTTATTTCAAAATGTGGGAAGTCATCAAACTGATTGTCATCTACTTCGAAGTTTTGGTTCCAGTCACCACCCCAACGAAGATTAATACCCATACCTTTTGCAATGCCTATAACAAACCCTGCAAAAAGGTGGAAACGCTCACGATCATCCCAGTCAATAGGATAAGGGGCCACATCAACAGCCCTAGAAGGATCAGCGTTATGACGGCCATTTGGGTACTTAACTTTAGTTTTTCCTTCTTCAAATAATTTATCTTGTCGTTCAGCACTTCTATGACCCTCCAAAATGCTACAATCTACATGCTTAATTATTTCATTAAATACATCTTGTAATCTCTTATCACAAGTTGCTAATCTTTTTTTACTACTTTTTCCAAATTTAGGCATAAACTTTTATTCTCCTATCCTGGGACACATTGTCCGGTATTGGGATCAAAAACAGTTCCATTATCAGCACACCAACCTGGATCTTCTTCCCAAGATTCCCAGGGGTAATCCCAACCTGGATCTCCTTCATCCCACGCATCCCACTCTTCCTGTCCTTGATCTCCAGGATCAACGCCCCAATTTGGACCGCATTGACCCCATTGATCTGGTGGTTCACAATTGGGGCATAAGCCCAATTCAAAGAAATTTGATCCATCACATACAACAATATCAAAATCCCCAGTTTCATCCACAGGTGGATCGTAAATGTATCCTCCTCCGCCCATACCGCTCCAACCAGTCTCACCTTCAAACCCACCAATAGTATTCCAGTTTTGAATATATTCATTAGGGCCCTCTTGGTATAATTCATATGCAGCAGCCAAAGGAACTCCTACTGTTTTACTTAATGGTTTACCTTTTTTTAATTTTTTCGCCATTAGTTACCTCCAGGTAAATATCCACCAGGATCTACACCACCGGTACCAGGTCCATCACCACAATACCATTGCCCTGCAGGTCCTTGATCATTTGATAGTTGATATGCACATGAGCCATCTGGGCATATTGGCCCTGGACACCCTTGTATAGGGTCATCAGATGTATCATAATCCTCTGCAGGATCTTCATCAATTATTGGTTCTAAATAATCTTCTCCAATATCATACTCTCCCCAATCCAATCCTAAGCTACCCCAATCTATTGGTCCACTATCTGGATCATATTGACCCCAGCCGAATCCAGGCTGATCCTCTGGTCCACCTGCAAATGGATCATAGTACAGTGGAGAATCTGGATCAACTTCGCCACTAGTAGGGGGCGTATTATAAATAAATGGGCTACCCCCAAGATTATAATCCCCCCAATCTAATCCCATGTTACCAAATCCAAAAGATTCACCGGTAGGATTATAATCCTCAGAACCAAATCCAGGCTGAAGATCTGGATTAAGAGAAACATCTCCAGCACCTATACTTTCATCAATTATATTTGGTGGACCTCCAGTCCAGCCACCCCAATTACTTCCTGTTGCTGGATCCCAGTTCCATGGGGCGTTTACAGTATTTTGGTTCCAGTCAATAATACATGAGCCAGTAGAAGGGTCATAAATATATCCTATTGGACACTCATTTGATCTATCATCAGTCCCGTAAAAACCAGCCATCAAAGGAGCCCCTAATGTTCTTTCTAATACTTTTCCGCTTCTTGATCTTGGCGGTAATCCTAGTTTTCTCCTAGATCTCTTTGTGTCATTAATCTTTTGAGAGCTTCTGATATTAACAGGCTCTGATCTTAACTTGTCACCTATATTTTTCTTCATTATGCCGTTACCCAATTTTTAGCTTTTGGCTTATGCTTATACCAATCACCTGATTTCTTTTGCTTTATTGACTTAAGAGGATATGCATACTTACAAGAATATGCTAATGCATCAATTGCATCATCATGTCCCATCCTAGGCCCAAAAGTTAATATTTCTCTTTGAAGATCATAATGATCTTTCTTTATATATATTCCCCCAACTGCAAATCGTTGAGCTAATATCTCCTGTATCCTATCCCTTTTTGACATCCTAGTGCCAGGCTTCTCAGCACAATACTTTACTGTAAAATTATTCCTTCTTCTCATTTCTGCATTAATCGATTGAAAAACTGGTTTTGACATAGTCGTGTCTTCAATGCAGAATAAACTAGGATCATACGTTTTGTTATATTGGAATATGTAATCAACAATTCCTTTTTTAGCATCTCCTGGTATACCAAGTACGGGTAAAGAACGCTTCCGTAAATAATCAAGAACGTAGCAATTATTGTCAGCATCAACGCCCACAGCCAATAAAACAGAAAAATCACTATCCCTGCGAGTACTATCTGTAGCAGGGTCAACACCCACGAATACATTGACTGGTTTATGATCTCCTTCTTGGGTTTTAACATATCCAATACCAGTATCTTCGTCTTTATAAAAGTGCCCGTCCCAATATCGTAAATGATTTCGAGTAAAGATTGCATCTTCTTCATTCTGGACCTCCATCATATACTCTTGGTAAAACTTTTGCGGTTGTCCACTGTCCGAATAAAACTTTTTCTTTCGCTCCATTTCCTCGTGGCCAAACCATGAGGGCCATAAAGGTGTTCCATCCTCTTGGATAGCTTTGTAAGTAATTACATTCCAAGAAAAGTCTTCACCTTTTGTTTTAGCTTTTTCGTACCCGTTAAGAATGTTTGTAATAAATGCATCGAAATGCACAGGCGTACCATTAATACGCAAACGCCCTGTACCTGGTTCCAAAGCAGGGAAGACCACAGCCGTAACAAGATTTGAAATTTTAGAACGAGACTCAGGCGTAACGGTATTATTTTCGTCTTCAAAATCGTCAAGGATGATAAGATCGTATCGCTTATGCAGCTTAGCCCCGCCACGTATACCTGAAAGGTTTGATTTAGAGATAAGTTTGCAGCCATTTTTAAGTTCAATGTCATCTTCGGTCCATTTTCTTCCTTTTAAATCACCGAAATAATAACGAACTTTATCATTATATTCCAAGTGATATTTTACATAATCCAAATTTGGTATAGATATTTTGCTTGATGCAGCTACCCAACCATAGAATAAAGGCTCATTAGCAAATACAAAATCATGCATAATTGAGCATTTAGTAAGAACTGTTTTTCCATGACCACGAGGTAATATAACTGCTACCTGCTTTATATCTAAATCATTTAAAACATCGCATACTTCATAATGGAAGAATGGAGTTTCACTTCTCATAAAGTCATCAGGAAGAAATAATTTGCCAAATGAGACTAAATCATTTTTGGCAAGCAGTAACTGCTCTTCCATTTTAGATACATTATGTAGATTGAGATTGGCCATCTTCTATGGCTGCTCCCATCTCTACTAAACTATGTTGATATCCTTTTAATGCTGATGCTTTATGAAGATCAGTATTGGTACCAAAGCTATCTTGCCATACAGTTGCATCACTTTCTTTACTGCCTAGTGAAAAATTTAACAAGTCAGACTTAAAATCCTTTTCTGGATTATAAAGCAATACAAAGTTTTCAAATGTAATATTAGGAGAATTTTGATCCTCTACAATCATATCAGTATATATTTGATTATAAAAATTAAATACCTGTTCATTAAGAGCATCTTGATCACTTGTTGTCAATGAATCATAAGGTGTATTTCCTGCATCTGCAGCAAAAGTTAAAGCCTTTTCACTCTTAATCCAGTCATTAATCATCATATCTTCAAAGTATGAAGTTAATTCTTTTTGTTGTTCAGGCGTAATATCCTGTTCCTGTTGTTGCATAGGGTTGTTCATTATTTCTCCGCATCCCATATCGCTAAAGGACATGAGGCTTTTTTATATTTTACTTTAGCCTTCATAAAACATCCGCAATGTAGGCATCGATTTAGTTTAGTTAGATCAGGACATTCTTTACAAATATCCCATCTCTCTTTTTCTATTTCCTTCTTTACTCTCCCCTGAGCAAGGACTTTAAGTCCCTTAAGATCCAGTCGAGATTTCTTTCGGTCTTTCTGCTGCTTGTATTTCATCATCTGAAAATCCCTGAAAAAGTGCTCCTGTTACTTGTGTCACTGTTGTCTTATTCTTATCTTCCATATCCATAATATCTGCCAGCTTGAATAATGCCTTTAAACGAGTTTCATCTTTCTCAGTAGAGTCGATTACCCCCTTTATTTCTTCTAAAACATATTTCTCGCTAATATCTAAATCTTCAAAAACTGGTTTCAGTTCTTCTTTCATAGCCGTCATAACCCTTTCAGTACTTATTAATTGGCCAGATTTTACTCTAGCATATCTACTATTCTTCGTGGGATATGCTTTCATGTAAGCTGACTCAGGATCCATCCCCATAGAAACATAAGTTACGAACATTCGTTCGTTTTTATTTAACTTAGTTCTATCACCAATAACATCATCCGATAACTTCCCTCCCCCAAAAGAATATATGTTAATGCGTTTAGATGTATCCATCTTAGCCCTTGAAATAGGAAATGTACCGGTACAAGTACCTATATACCCAACCGTTCTATGTTTACCTTTAGGTTTTTGCATTTTGCCTCGCCTAAGTACTTGAATAATGCAGTCATCATCTGCTTTAACCCAATCGCCAACCTCTCCCCTTCTCCAATCAGACTGAACAATCAATCCTTCTGGTAGCGTATCTTCTGGGTCATAGACTTTATGCTCTACTCTATTTACTTTATAAAACCGCAATTACTCACCTTCTTTGTATTTAACGGGTTGATATAGGTACTCTACAGTGCCAGTCTCTTCTCCATGCACTTCTGTACCAGAACGCAGGCCCATATCTTTAGCTAACCTTCCTTTAATTGTATGATGATCACCCACCGGGTGAATATCTCCACTATATGGTCACTTATGATAGCCTGCTGGTATTTTTTCCTCTTTGGGCATTAATATGTCCGTCTACGTATACCTGGTCCTGGTGGTACTGGTGCAGGTCCTCGTCCTTTTTTACGTAAAGGTCTTGGTCCCATTTGAGCTGGAGGTGTAACAACATTACCTGGTCTAACTCCTGCAGGTCCTTGTCCTGACATTACTTGATTGCCTTGTGGCATTCTGCCTGGTCCACCTGGTTGTATAGGTAAGTTTTGTCCACCTGGACGTAATCTTCGAGGTCCTCCTGGATTCATTCCTGGATTGCCGCTAGCAACTTGATTGCCTTGTGCCATCCTAGGATTAGGCTGAGGTGTAATACCTGGCCCACCTGGATTCATAGCTCTTTTATTTAATGCTTGTGGTTGTGGTTGTGGTGAAGGCATGCTGTTACCCGGGCTTCCTGGCATATTAGGGCCAGAGCTTGCTAATTGCTTGCAAGGGGCTGCAGAGACTCCATTTGCTGCTGCATCTTTAACGCAAGATGCGTACGATTTATAACTAAGTCCTCCTTTAGGCATTCTTAGCTCCTTTCTTCTTTGTTTTAGCTTTAGAAGTCTTCTTCTCTTTAATTTCCTCTGGAGAAATCTCGACTTTTATTTGCTTCATGTATTCATACAGATTTGCAAATGCTTTCTGTAATTGAAATAGGTCTTCATCAATCTCAGCTTTTACTTTATCAATCTTCTCGTTCAAGCTGTAACCGTCTAGACTTGCCATTCTTCTCTCCTTTGTTATCTTCAATATATGCATTAACAGTAGCTATATTATCTTCTAATGTATACACCCTGTATATAACATCCTCTATAGACCTACTTAATGCTCTAATTGTATTATTTAACTCTATGTTATCCATATTTTTATCCATTCACTCTCCCTATAACCTGCGACCCCGTAAGGGGTCAAGACAATTTGCGTAGCAAATTATGCTTTCCCAATGATATAACATTCCTCTATATACTCAAGGAGATCTTCATCAAAGTATTCCGATATATCTACATCTCCCATAATAATGGGATTATCTTCAGATACTATTTCCTCAGATATATACTCAATCTCTTCGGTATTTTCATCATACTCTATAGTTAGTGTATATTTCTTCATGAGAATACCTCCTTATTTATAGTATATATATTATATAAAATAATATTAATATGCAATATTTTTATTTATGGGCTAACTCCCTGGTTTTATTGAACTTATCATTTTTACTGTTTGACGAGTCCAAACCGGATTGCAAATCCAAAGGAAAATGCTTATGTTGCACTCCACAATACTCCGGGCAAGAATACCCAGGCATTGTATCCAGGTAGTTCATAGCCATACGCAGACTCACAGCCACCAAAATTATAATTAAATCCGCCCATGTCATTTAGGCCCCCTTTTTCTGAGGGAAATATAAAACATTTTAGTTAACTTTCAAAGAGGTTTCAAAAATTGTAGAATTTCTATGTGCACCCTATACTCAAAACGGGGCGGCTTGGATAGGATTTTTTCCTTTTCCAATTACGTTAAATCTCATTAAAAACCAAACGAAAGGAGTCTATTATGACTACTATTAAAGCAGGCGCAACAACAACTCTAGTTTATGTTTATCCAGATGAAAACGGAGAAACACAAAAGCGATCTCCCAAAGCAACATTCACAGGCAAGGTCTATGATATTGCTGGTGAGAAATTCTATCTATTCATCCATGACAAGTCCAAGTACGAGGCTTACCTCTCTCTTGATGACTTGCGTCGTATGCAACCTAAGGAGATAGATGCAGTTGAGGAGGTTACTTACTAATCTCGGGGGGGAAACCCCCTTTACTTCGTGTAGTATATATATAAACTTATACCAAACTTATACTATGTCTCAATCTACGAACTAATAGCAGGACGGCCCTGTATTAATAGTAGTAGGTCTGAATCATCTAGGCACCTAAGACGTGTCAGTGCAAGCCTTCCGTGAGGCATAGTTAATTTAAGGAGAAATAATGTCAAGAGTATTTGCAGTAGTATATCTAGCAACAATTACATTCCAATGTTCAATGCACTATAACATGATGGGTTATCATCATAGTATTATATTCTGGTGGTTACTAAACTTCGGTGCAGCATCATTAATATGGGATGGATATAAAGTAAAGAAATAAGTATAGCGGGGACAAGCATTGGTAGGCTAGACGGTCTCATAAGCCGTAGTATTGTGAGTTCGATTCTCACCCCCGCAACCAATTAGAAGTATATCGAAAGTCGTTCATAGAACGGGGACTATGCCATTGATGACCTTCGTAGTAATCCAGAGCCAGGCCTGTGTACGAGGGATTGCTAGTCCTAACACACGATATCATTAGCACACTGATGACTATAATTACCAATAGCTTAGAGGTCATTATATAGGTGTGCTGTACTATTTACAAAACAAAGGAGACACAATGAAAGATATCATGCCTATGATGATGACTGGATATTTATGTATAGTGGTATTTGCTTTACATTATACATTTAACTATTCAAAGTCATATAAATTAGTAAGTGAGTGTTGTAATTCTGGCTATAGAATATTAACAAGGTCACAGAAACAAGAGGGCCAAGAGCCTTATTGTTTGGATTGTAAGAAATGGTGTGAATTAATAGAAGTAAAGGAGACAAAGTGAGCTACACTAATATAGCATTATGTCCTAATTGTGGTGACATAACTGAAGAAAGATGCTGTGATAAAGATCTAATATTATATGAATCACAACATGAAACATTTATTGACTCAATAGTACCATTATATAAGGAAATGAACACATGTTTAGACCAATAAAAGACTATCTAGAAATAACATTATTAATATCAATGACTATAATGATGTGGGCAGCAATCATCACATTAATTAAATATATAATAAGTTAGGAGACCAATGAAGACACCATTAAGTGAGATTATAAAGTTTTATAAAGAACAGTTAGAGAAGTTTTATAGGATTGGAGTAGGCAACAAGACAGAATTTAGAACTGTTGTAACAGATCATTTAATTGATATAACAAAGAAAAGACTTCTTGAACTTCAACAAAAGAGACTAAATATAAGAGGAGGATCTAATAATGGAGTTAGATGACTATCATTTTGTAGTTTATATGTCTGTTAAAGATAAAGACGGCAAACTTGATGACTATCCATTGAGACCATTCTTATACGAGGCAGAAGCACAAACTTATATTACTGGATATGTAGATGCTATAGTAAATCATACCGGTGAAGCCGATGAGGCTAAAGTAAGAGGCCAGTTTTCAATTCCTATCTCTC